CAGTCCCGACGTCGAGGGTGAGGGTGGAGGGGGTGACAGTTTGGACGATGAGCTCGGACTCGACGGCCGTGATGAGGGCGTCGAGGTGGTCGGTGAGGTACTTCTCGGCGTTGGCGATATCAGCGGGCAGGATGACAAGCACCTGCCAGCGGTTCATGTAGCCGAACCCGTTTTCGGATCGGGTCGACCCGGCGTAGGACACGATCGCGTCGCCGGTGCGGGTGGTCTGTTTGAACCACGGCGAGCAGTTGAAGCCTTCGACCGTATTGACGGCCGCGCTGATGGCTTCGCGGACGGCGGTGTCAGTCATCCGATGACGACCTTTCGGTGTGGGGCCTCGAGGCGGCGAACTTCGCGGTCGAGCCCGCCGACTCGAGTGGTTTGCACAGACATTTCGCTCATTTGTGCGCTGACACCGAGGGGTAGGCCACGGTTGGCGAGGTTCGCGGCGACTCGACGGCATAGGGCTTCGACCAGGTCGGCCGGCCAGTCCTCGGAGTCGGCCGGCACGCGGCATCGGCGAGCTTGGCCGGCCTTCTCAGCCTTGAGCGCGCTAGCTACCTCGGCGTCGGTCCATGAGTGACTGACGCCGAGGTAGCTCTTGACGAGCTCGAGGGTGGGCGCGGGCATGGGTTAGACCGCCTCGACCTTCTTGCCGTCGACGACGAAGGTGCCGACGGCGTCGAGGACGAACAGGCCGCCCGCGGTGGTGAAGGTGACGCCGTCGGGGCGGGTGACCTTATGGCCGCGGACGAGGGTGCCGACGGGAAGTCGTCGCACGCGGGCCGCGGGGGCCTTCTTTGCGGGGGCCTTCTTGTTGGTGGTCATGGTCAGGCCGCCTTATAGGTGATCTTGCGGATGCCGGAGGCGTCATACAGGTGCGCCGCGACGTACGCGAACACGTCGATGTTCCAGCCCGCGGCGGTCTCGCCTACCTTGTCGATTTTGGTGAGGCCGGAGTTCCAGACCTTCGCCGCGCCGGGGTCGACGTAGAAGGACGTGTCGTCAGGGGTGTCGACGGCGGGTTCACCGACGGGGTAGCCGATCTCGGTGGACCAGGTGGGCTCGAGGTTGATCCCGGCGACGTTGATGTTGCCGAGCCGGTTGGCGGCGTTGCCGTCGGCGTTGCTCGCGGCGAGGATCGGGAACAGCGGGCGGCCGTGATCGTCCTCGGCGGCCGCGAGTTGGCTGTAAAGGTCCTTCGCGGCGAAGAACTTGACGAATCGCTGGCCGTTCGCGGTGAACTGGAGGTCGACGAGGCCCTGTTTGAGGGCCGCTCCGATTGCGCCGCCGTCCGCGCCGGTCGTGGGCGAGGCGAGCGCGGTGAAGTTGGCGAGGTTGTCGTGCAGGAGTTTCGCGGTCTTGGTTTCGAGCGTCTGACGGAATACGCGCTGGAACTTCGACCAGATGAGGCCGGACACTTGCGGGTTGCCGCCTTGGTCGGCGACTTCGCGGGTGAGGAAGATGCGGCCGGAGACGGCCGAGGGCGTGATCGTCGCGCCGGTCTCGGTGGTGAAGCTGCCAGCCGAGGGCGGGGTGCCTTGGGTGTGGTCGCCGAGCAGGCCGCTGTACGCGCCGAGCTTGGAGTAGAAGAACGGCGTCACGTTGGAGAGGCCGCCCGCGTAAAACGCGGAATACATGGGCGTGGGCTGTTCGGGTTCTTCGTCTTTGAACAGGTCGGGCCGGTAGGTCGACGGGTTGACTTTGTCGACGTCGGTAGTGGCGACGAAGTTGAGCCCGGCCGGGTTGATGAGCGATTCATTCATAAAGCCGATGAGGCGGTCCATGGCTTCGTGATCGCCTGCGAGTCCGCTGATGAGGTCGGCGGACATGTCGTGGCCGCTGGCGGCCGTGATCCCGTCGAAGCGGTAGAGCGGCTCCTCGGTGATCTGGAACTGAGTTTTGCCAGGTGGGAGGGGGGCTTTGATTTCGGCTAGGCCGTCGATCTTGGTGGTGAGCTCGGCGACCTTCGTGGCGAGGGCTTCGCCGTCGGTGGCCGAGAACGCGGGGGTGTCGTTTTCCATGGTGGTTTTCTCCTTGTGATCGGCCGAGGCGGCGACGGAACGGATGGCAGCGTTTTCGAATGCGGGGATAGGGGTGGTGGACACTTCGCGGATGGTGGCCGCTGTGACGTGGTTGACCGAGCCTTTGCGGGTCGCTTTGACGTCTTGAGCGAGGCCCATGGACAGTCCGTCGATGGCTCCCATGGCGGCGAGCTCGAGGACTTCGTCGCCGCGGGGACCGCGGGCGACCTTCGCCGCCATTTCGATGCCTTCGTCGGTTTCGGTGAGCTCGGCTATGCCGAGGACTTGGTTCCAGTCGTGGCCGTTGAGGAGCTTGACCTTGTCCCAGGTGAGCGAGCCAGACGTGAACGTCCACTGCTGGCCGCCGTTGGTGGCGATTTCGCCGTAGGGGACGACGAGTCCGCGGATGGTTCGGGTTTCGGGTTCGACGTCGAAGGTGACGGCGGTGGGGTTATCGAACTCCATGGGGGGCGTCCTCCTTGGCGGGGGTGGGTGTGTCGAGGGGTGCGAGGCCGCGGTGTTCGCGGGCCTCGTTGATGGTGAGAATCCCGGCCGCGATAAGCGCGGCGTCGGTTTGGGCGCGGGTGAGGTCGTCGGCGCGCAGGAAGTTCGCGGTGTCGAACTCGACGTCGAACCGGAAGGGGACGACGTCGGACATTTCGAGGCGGCCTTCGATGGCGGTCATGATCGGGCCGAGGGTGAAGTCGAGGAACTGGCGGTGCCGGTCGGCGGCGTTGGCGTAGGTTCTCGAGGTCGTGGATACGCCGAGTTCTTCGGGGTCAACTCCACATAGGCGGGCGATTTCTAGGACGGCTTGGTCACGCAGTTCGGTCAGCTCCAGCTGTTCGGGGGACCAGCCGAGGGCGTTGAGTTTGAGGGCCGCGGGCACGTAGGCGGTGCCGTGCTGTTCGCGTGCGCGCTTCCAGTCGGCGAGCAGTTCTTTCACCTCGTCGTCGTCGAGGGGGTCGACGTCATCGACGGGCGCGAAGTACGTCATCGGGGGGAGGGCTTCGGCGGCGTTCGCGGTGGCGTTGGCGAGGCCGCGGTAGACGTTGATGGCGGCAGCTCCGGCGACTAGGAGTCCCTCGTTAGGGCCGTCGAAGCGAATGAGTTGATCGTGAGGAATCCACGCCTCGGCGGTGCCTTCGCTGTGGGTGATGTAGTCACGATGGACGGTCACGGTGGCGGGGTCGAGGCGTTGAACTTCGGCGGGTTTGCCATGCCATCCCAGATGGGTGACTTTCCACCACGCGGTTCCGTAGAACAGCAGGTCCTCGACGAGGCGGGTGAGGCTGACGGAGCGGGGGACGTCGGCCTCGAACTGATTGAATAGCTGCCAGTCGACGAGGGTGCCTTGGCGGTCGAATAGCTGGAGGGGGAACTGTCCGATGCCGCCCGCGATGAGGTCGCGGGCGCGTTTGACGGCGGGCACGGCGATCGCGTCGCGGCGGGTGACCCGGTGGCGGCCGCGGATGTAGTCGTCGATCGTGGGCGTGCCGTAAAGAACGCCGGAGTCGATCGAGGTGGAGAAGTTGCGGGCGAGCTCGGTGACGGAGGTTGGGACGGGCAGGGCCTCGTCACCTTTGAGCCATCGTGTCAGGAATCCCACGGCCCTACTTTGGGCCGCAGTGGTCACGGTTTTCTACACTCGCCCGCGAAGGTCAACTAGAGAGATTACGTCGGTGTGATTATCCGGGGTTTCGCGCGCTTGACGGCCCGCGCCGCACTGATCGCCCAGACCGCCGATTTGACGGCGTCGGCCCGGCCTTTGGAGACCACGCGGGGGCCATCGGCCGACGGTTGGGTTCGCAGGGCGAGGACTTGGTCAGCGAGGGTGACGGAGCCGTTGTGAGTGAACGCGGCTTCGTTGATGTAGCGGGCGAGCTCGGTGGCGGCAGCACCGGCGCGGCCTTGGCCTTTGGTGAGGCGACGGCCGAGGGGTTTGACGGCGGGGTCATCAGTGAGGCTCGAGCCGACGACGACTTTGCATCGGGAGTCGAAGGCGGTGACGGCAGCGACGGCGGCCGCCAGTGTCGCGTGGTCGGTGGTGACCAGGTGGACCGGACCGTCGGGGGTCCGGTGGGCGAGGGTGACGGAGACGCCACGGCCGAACCATGATTCGATGGCGGCCCCGGCGAGGGGACCGGGGGCGAGCTCGGCCGCGAGCTTGTCCCAGAGCTCGCCGGTGGTGATCGGTTCGCCGGGTGCTTCGCGTGCGACGTCGAGCCGCCACACGTTGAGGTATTGGGCGACGAATCCGGCCATGGGGTCGGGGTCGTCGGCTTGGGGGTCGGCTTGTCCCGCGAGGGCGGCCTCGTACTTCCCGGCGATCATGCGCTCACGATCGGCGGACCAGTGAGGCGATGCGGCCCTCCAGACGGCCGGGTCGGAGGGGTCAGAGCCCGCGGGGGCCGCCCACATGATGAGCAGGACTTCGGGGTTGTCGATCGTGAGCGCGTCTTTGATTGCTTTGCGCATGAGGGACGTGGCGCGACGGTGGGCGGTCGATGTTTTGTGGACTTGCGGGCTCGAGCGTTCCAGGGTCGCCGGTTCCATGCCTTCGCTAACGGTATCGGGCTTGACGTTCCATCCCTCGTCGACGAGGCCGAGGGTGACGTCATACCCGTAAACGCCGTCTTGGGAGCGTACGAGCCACCGATCGCCGGTCGGTGTTTCGATCGCCTCCTTGCCGTTGGCTCGCGTGACTTCCCACCCTTGATTTTCGGACCAGCGCCACGCGCCGCGTTGAATCTCACGACAGATCGGAATATCAGAGCCGGTGTGCATGACCAGTTGCGTCTCACCGAACAGATACGGCCCGCGCTCGAGTCGCCAGAGCGCCGTCATACGCATACGGACGGACTTGCCAGCACGCCGAGGCGCGGACTCGACGACGTCGCGGTAGACAAGGCTGCCATCGGCCCGATGCTCGAGTTGGCGGGTGACGGCGAGACGTTGCCACCACCGTAGGGCGACGTTGTGCTCGAGCTCGGCCCATTCGATGAGCTCGGCCCCGTAGGAGCCGACGGCCTCGGGGTGAACGGGCGTCATATAGAGCGGCGGTGAGGCATCGTCGGGCACGACGGCGAGCTCGGCGAGCCAATCGAAGCCGAGCAGGTAGTCCGGGGACCACTCGAGGCCCGGTCGGACGGTCGCCGGACCGTCGACGCCAGGTTGCCGCAGGTCGAGGCCGTTGAGGATGGGTTGATCTATACCGCCGTCGGTATGGATCGAATCGGTATTGGTCTGTGATAGGTCCTCGGGGGGAGAGACAGGAAGG